AGCAGCAATGATCATCCCGATCGTTTTCAGATCGGTCTTTACTGCAGTCTCTTCATTTATCTTCGACATAAATTATTTATAAAATCCGTCAAAAACCCAATCAATGAATTTTTGCCATTGTTTTTTAATCCAATCAATCATCGTTTTTCTCCTTAAGTTCGTAAAAGAAGTCATCCGTGTCCGCGGTCCTCCATTTACGGTTATCTTCAACGTTCCATTCAGATGTCTGCACTTTCCAATCAGGCACTTCATCCCTCACAGTAAATGAAGGTAAGTTCCATATGATTCGATTGTTTGGCTGGGCCGCATAGTTGCCGTCGTCTAAAGCAAGTATGTGCGCACATTTATGTTCGTGCGGTATTTCTGAATGATCAGTGTCAAGGATATTACTATCAGGATGCGCAAAGTCAACCGTAAATAAATATTTACCGTGATGCCATTTTTTATCTTTGCCTATATATTTTCCAGATGCAGGACCTAAAATATCCCAATGAGTAACAGCAGGATAATAACTAAAAGAATTCCAAAGCTCCAATTCATCAAGTCGTCTGGTGGGAACTCTTGCTGGGTCATATCCTTTTTGAATAAACGCGCTAATAGGAAGGCGATAAAACACTGCGCCGTTTTCCATAATAGCGTGAAATAATATAGCCCTTCCTGTGAGAGCTGATAAACCAAAGATAATGCAGTTTTCAACTTCTCCTTGATGTTTTTTAAGATCATATAAATATTCTCTACGAATTTGACAATATATTGGTGGTGTGTTCGCATTTAAATAAGCCATTCATTAATGTATTTCTCCCCAATTTCTACCTTTTTCATAATCAACTTTATTAGGGACCTCTAGTGTAATTGCTTGTTCCATAATGTCAATAATTTTTGCTGCTGTTTCAGGAGAATCTACTGAAATATCTAACTCATCGTGTATTTGAATATGAGGTAAAATTCCATTTTCATATAAAGCTACCATTGATATTTTTGTCATATCAGCTGCTGATCCTTGAATTAATTTATTTAAAGCTTTGTAAGTAAAAGCTCTACGTATCCCCGGTCCGTGCTCCCTGAGTGCTGCTTCGTGCTCTAAAGGTTTATGGATTCCAAAAGTTGCTGGTTCCCATAGATTGAACCTACAACGTCTACCACCATACGTTCTAATCTTACCAGAGTCTTGTGCTCGTCTTGATACTTGGTCCATAAGTTGTTTAACAAAAGGTACACGAGTATGATATTGTTTTAATAATTTTTCTGCTGACTCTTTCATTAATCCTAGTTCAGCCATTAATTTATTTTTACCCATTCCATACATCAAACCTAAGTTAATAGTTTTAGCTTGTGTTCGTGGTATGTCAGCCATTTTAGCTACCATTCCGTGGAAGTCTGCATCTCCTTTTTTATATTCATCTACAATGTCCTGTACACCTTCTAATCTTTGTAGTGCTGCGTAGTGAACTAAAAGTCTAGGTTCTTGTTGATTGTAATCAAAGCAAGCCCAGTGACAACCGTCTTCAGGAATAAAGATAGATCTAATTAAAGGTCCTAGTTCTTTATTACGTGCAGGAATCTGTTGTAAGTTTGGATTAGACATACTGAATCTTCCGGTAATAGTGCCACCTTGATCAGATCTAATTTGATTTATGTCGGCGTGTATTCTTCCTTTATATTCAAACTTCATAATCGAATCTATAAAAGTAGAATGTGCTTTATTAACTTCTCTTGCTTTTGAAATAGCTTTAGCTAATGGATGTGGGTGACTTGATAAAAAGTTTTTAGTAAAACTAGGTGCACCTTTTTCTGTTCGGTCATAAGGTAAATCAACCTTATCAAATGCTTTTGCTACACTTGCAGCTGCCATAATTTGTACATCAAAGCCAGCAATATCTTTAATTTCTTTTAAAATTTGTTCTTCCTCTTTAACTAATTTTAGTTTAATATTTTGTGCTTTTTCTACATCAACTCTTACACCTCTAAATTTCATATCAACTAAACAAGGAAATAATTTTGTTTCTACTTCAAAAATATTCCAAAGATCTTGATTAGTTAATTCTAATTTCATTCGTTGCCAAAGTTTTAAAGTTACTTCAGCATCTCGCTCTGCATAATTACCAACTGACATTGCAGGTAGTCTCCACATTTCATTTTTTGCATCAACTCCCCATTCTTTTGCAGACTCTTGTAGTTCAGCTTCGTTCTTACCAAAGCCAACATATTCTTTTGCTAAAGAATCTAAACTGTATCTTAATCTATTTTCATTAACCAACGATGCAGCAATCATTGTATCTACAATCTGTCCCTTGATAGTTAAACCTAAAGCTCTTAACCAACATACGTCGTACATTGCATTATGAAATATCTTTACAGAAGGTGTTTTAAGTACATCTTGAATCCATCTAATAACGAGGTTTTTGTCCATATTACCACCACCCTCGTGTCCTATAGGAAAATAGCCAGACCAGCCCTCTACGGCCACCGCAAAGCCCACTACGTGGCCTTTTCCGACTATACTACCAGAACCCATCTTAATTAGGTCCGGATCATACGTCTCTAAGTCTATGGCAATCTCTCTAGCTTCAGCTAAATTAGGAAGTTCATCAGGTGGAGTCCACTCCGTCTGTGGTTTAAATAAAGGGATTTGCATTATTCGTAATCTCTTTCAAGAATCATTTCAAGATAGTGAATAGCTTTCTTTATATCTTCAGCACCGTTTTTATTCTGGTGTCTACAAATGTACTTAATAGCGTTTCCCTCGCAGAAAAGTAACCTATTTTCATTTATAAAATAAGCAGGTTCAACTGCCATCTTATAATGTTTTCCACCAACTTGTTTTTCAAGTGATGAATATTTAATTTCTTTAAACATACTTTTATCGGTCATAATATGAAAGCCCTTTCAAAATTTTTAGGTTCAACAATATGCAATTCATTTTTTACTCTGGTTGTTGCCACATAAAACAATCTTCTAGTTTCATCCGGGTTCTTTTCATTACTTATCGTTGCTGCTTTTGTTAGATCAGAGATAATTAGAACATTATCACGTTCACCACCTTTAGCTGCGTGTATGGTAGATAATTGAATACGAGGTTCTTTATTTATTTGCTCACCTTTTGCTAACATATTTCTAATATAGTTCTCTTCAATGGTAGAAATTTTTTGAAAAGTTTCGTACCACATTCCTACCTTTATCAGACCGTGAGACTTTTTGCAATCCTCTATTGTATACTTCTCGTCAGATCGTAATGTTTTAGCTTGATGAAATCCTGGTGCTACTGAAGGTCCTAAGAAACTATAGATGTTTTTAATTTCTAAAAAAGATAACAGACCGCCCTTTCTCCACTCTTCCCAATTATTGATTGCAAGAAGTAACTCCAAAGGTATTGAGTTTTTACCTTTGTGTGTATAATACCAGCCCTGTAATTCGCACAAATCTTTAACGTCTTCTAAGAAGAAGTGTGAAGTAGCTAAAACAAGCCATTTTCCTTTTGACATATCGACTTGTGTTATGTCAGTATAATACTTTAATACACCTTTGTCTTCTCTTGGTTTGTATTGTTTTTCATATCTATTCTGTACGTTATTAATAATACGTTGTGATAACTCGTGTATAGGTCCGCCAGGAATTCTATAAGATTGATTTAAAGTTTTAACCTTATCAACTTGATCTTTCAAAGATACAAAGTGACTAATATCTGCACCTGCCCATTCAAAAATAGCTTGGTCGTCATCTCCTGCAATGTAAGTTTTTTCTGATTTGTTCCACATCGATTTAACCATCTGCCATTGTATGAAAGATAAATCTTGTGCTTCATCTATAAATAGTACTTTAAACTTTGGTGATAAATCTTTTTTAGTAAACTCAATGATAAGATCTGTAAAATCTTTCATCTTCTTTTGTTCTTTAAATTTTTTTAATTCTTTGTCTAATAAAATTAAAGTGTCTCTTTCAATATCAAGTGTATGTAAGTTCTTATCGTATTCTTCTAATAAAGAAATACCTCTTACTCTAGCATTATTAATAATTCTTAAGTAAGGACTGTCTGCGTTGAAGATTCCATCTTCATCAGAATATTCTGCGTATTTAATTGGTATACCAAACTTTTCTCCAAACTCTCTGTAGTCTGATTTACCCATCATTACTTCTTTATTAACTCCAAGAAGTCTAAAAGCCAATGAATGTAAAGTCCTAAAATAAATTAATTCTTTATCTGCATCTAAATTAAATCTAGTGGCTGCTCTATCAATAGCTTCTTTTGCTGCCTTTCTTGTAAAAGAAAAATAACCTATCTCTTTGGGTCGTACTCCACTTCTTAAAAATTCATCAACTAAGTCTAGTAAGGTTGTTGTCTTACCGGTACCAGGTGGTCCTAATATAATCGTTTTCATATATGTAAATATATCCAAAACGCTGTAAATAAAACCAGCGTAAGTAATTCCATTCTACCAATCATTAGAAATGTTCTTCTTGATATTTTATTTCAGGTGCAGATGTTTCAGGTTTTTTCATAGTTCTAATTTGTATGACTCTAATACTATGACTACCTATTCTCATTCTTGGTTCACCTTCAAAGAACTCTGATTGTTTAATTAAATTTCCTGTTTCAATTTTATTCTTTTCCCAATTATTTCGTTTAGCAAAATTATAAAAGTCATCTAATCTAAAATATGTAAATACCTTGTCATCATCTGTCCACGCCATACGATTTAAAATATCTTCTTTTCTTCTTGCCATTGCTCTATTGGTTGTAAAGTCTAATATTAAATTTGATAGTTGTGTATTTTTATCTAACGATTCTAATGGTGCAATGACTTCAGGTGGCATCAAAGGTTTTAAAAATACTTGTCGCCAGTCTTGTGCTTTCATTGTTGGTATGATTAAATTTGATTGATCTAGACACGCTTTAGCAAACTCAACTTGAGAATAAAGTTGTTCTGTATTTAATTCTATTCTTTTACCATCAACATCTAAAAACCATTGAGGTGGTTTAGAATCTATTTTAGTTAAGTTTTGTAATATAGGCATTTGTTCTTCATCATAACCAACACCAAATTTTTTAAGTCTACATAAAGCAGGTTTGCATTTACTTTTAATAGGTTCGTCTTTGCATTTGTATTTATCATATCCTTTCTTCATTAATGATTTTATCACACCTTGTACTTCATCTGATTTTAAAGGTGGGTTCATATGTTTTACATTTGCTTCTTCTAATAAATCTTTCCATTTATCTGGGTCTACTTTTTTATAA